AGCGTCCTAAATTAAGAATCACATTATAGCTCTCAATAGCTGTAGGACGTTTGTCAAATCAAAAACAAAAATGAACAAACTATTAAAAGATGCAATCGCTGACGCTAAAGCCGTTCGCGAAACTGCGCTTGCAAATGCCAAAGCTGCTTTAGAAGAAGCTTTCGCTCCAAAGCTTCAGTCCATGCTTTCTCATAAAATTAAGGAAGAAATGGAAGAAAAGCCTGAAAGTGAAGAATCTGAAGAAGAAACAATGGAAGTTGCAAACATGCAAAAATTAGCAGGCATTACCAGCGAAACTGAAGATCCAGAAGAAAAAACTATGGATGAAGAAGAAATGGAAATGGATGCTGAAGAAGAGATGGAAGAAGAACCAGCTGAAGAAGAAATGGAAATGTCTTCTGAAGAAGAAATGGAAGAACCATCTGAAGAAGAAGTTTCAGACGAAGACCTAGAAGAAATTCTTCGTGAACTTGAAGGTGAAGAATCAGAAGAAGAGTCAAAAGAAGAAATGACTATGGAAGCTGAAGAAACTGAAGAGGAAGAAGAAACAACTGAAGGTAAAAAGAAAAAGATGATGGAAGCTGACGAAGAATCAGAAGAGTCTGAAGAGACTATGGATGAAGAAATCGACATCAACGAAATCATCGCTGCTTTACGTGAAGAAGAAGAAGGCGAAAAAGAAGAAAAAATGAAAACTGAGGCTGAAGAAAAGTCTGAAGAAGAACTTGAAGAAGCTTACAAAGTTATCAAATTTTTACGTTCTAAGCTTAACGAAGTTAACTTATTGAATGCTAAACTTCTTTTTGTTAACAAATTATTCCGTAAAGGTGAGTTGACTGAATCACAAAAGATTAAGATTATCGAAACTTTTGATCGTGCTAAAAATGTACGTGAAGCTAAGTTAATCTACGCTACATTGTCTGAATCAGTTAACAAAACTGTAAAAGTTGCTCCTAAGAAAAAAGTAATGAGCGAAGGTTTAGCTTCTGCACCACAGAAGAAAACTCAGATCATCTCTGAAAGCAACAACGTATACAATCGTTTTAAAACCCTTGTAAACTTTAACCGTTAATTATTAATTTAAAAAACCTAAAAAAATGAATTTATTCGAAAACTTGGGCAATACAAACCGCGCTGAAGAAGTGAAGCCGTTGATTGCCAAATGGTCTAAAACAGGCCTTATGGAAGGTTTAAAGAGTAACAACGAAAAATCAACCGTTGCTGTTCTCTTAGAAAACCAAGCAAAACAATTATTAAAAGAAGGTTCTGCACAGATGGCTGGTTCAACTGGTGCAGGATTTGAACAATTCCATGGTGTAGCTCTCCCATTGGTACGTCGTATCTTTGCTGAGATCGCTGCAAAAGAATTTGTTAGCGTACAGCCAATGAATTTACCTTCTGGTCTTGTGTTCTATCTTGACTTCAAATATGGTACTAACAAGCAACCATTCGGATTTGCTCCAACTGGACAAAACCAAACTGGTACTCTTCAAGGTATCACTTCTGCATCTGGAAACCCATCTGACGGTCTTTATGGTGCTGGTCGTTTTGGTTATTCAGTTAACAACGCCACAACTGGTACTTTTGCTGTAACAACTGCATCTGTAGTAGCTTCTGACGTTAACTTTGACGGTGATTACACAGCTTCTTTATCAAGCTACCGTAAAGTAACTGTAACTAACTTCTTTACAACTGCTACAACTGCTGATCCTTATGCAGTTCGTGCTTTCTCTTTATTGTCTAGTTCAGTATTGTTAACTGGTTCACAATTTTTACCAGTGTTTACAAACAAATCTGGAAATGACTTAGTATTCGTTATCGCTGCATCTGGTGCAATCACTACTGGATCATTCAGCGCTAACGTAAGCTACTCTATCCAGCCTACTAACGATGCTCGTAGCGACTTCGAAACTACTGGAGTAACTTCTACTGCTCGTTCATTAGACACTAACTTAAACATCCCTGAGATTGAATTGCAAATGCGTTCGATTCCAGTAACTGCTAAGACTCGTAAGTTAAAAGCAAGCTGGACTCCTGAATTTGCTCAAGATCTTAACGCTTACCACTCAGTTGACGCTGAAGGTGAATTAACTGCTATGTTATCAGAGTACGTTTCTATGGAAATTGACCTTGAGATCTTAGACATGTTGATTAACGCTGCTGCTACAACTGAATACTGGTCAGCTAAAACTAACCAAGTATGGACTGGTTCAACTTTCGCAGCTGATCCTAACGTAAGTGGTAACGCTTACATCCAAG